TCTGTCCAATTAATCCACAGTTTGTACCAACCTGTTGAAATGAGAATGTAAATGGTGGACCAACAAATCTCATAGTAAACAAAGCTGTATCAGTCCAAACGTAGATTGCATCTCTACCTCTGATAGCTCCAACAATTTTAGATCCATCTGCAAGTCTTTGTGTACCTGCAGTGTTTGTTGCACTTGGTGCATAAGTATTAATATCCTCTTGAGAAGAGAATCTTACAAACATTGGATCTTGTGTAGATTTAGTTCCAATAGTTGTTTCTGTTCCAAAAAATATTAAATGCCTATCTGGTGTAGATACTAAACTAAATGCAGATGCAGTTGGTGCACCTGTTATAATAGTTGCTCTTGTATTATTTGCACCAATAGGGTTTGAGTCCCATTCAAAACTTTCACCGCCATTAATAGTTGCAATTAACTTATTACCAAAATTATCTAGTGACCAAAGTCCTGGTGCTGTAACAATATCTCCTGATGCTGCAGCATTCCATGCAAAAAAGTTTGATGCATCAGTAACTGTTGCACCTGATGAATGAGATGCAGCCGTTGTACCATTTGCACCTCTCGTTAACCCAGTTAGTGTGCCTCCACTATTGCCTGTATAAGTAATTAATTCTGATCCAATAATAACAGTTCCTGATGATGGAAAGGATGTTGTGCTTGCCATACTCAATGATGTTACACTTGTATTTATTGATGAGGACAGTGTAGATGTAAACTGACCTGTTTGTTGCCCGCCCCATGATCCAAGGCCCCAACCTGTAGAGGCAACCTCAACTGCAGGTCCTACAGGATAATAATGTTGTACTCTAATACCACCTGATGTTGTTGCACCAGATCCAGACTCGTTAGACTCCATTTGTATTGTAAGAGTTGTATCTGTTGGTATTGAAGTTACCATAAACTTATTATCAGTAAAATCACCAGATGCAAAATCAGAGTTAGTAATAGAGGTAAAATTATCTAATAATATAATATCAAACTTGTTTATATTGTGTGCAGATGCAAAAGTTAAAGTTACAACGTTTGATCCATTAGTTGTAGAAAATGCACTTGTTAAAGTTGTTGTAGCTTTAATAGGGTGTATGTCATAAAATATACCACCAGAATATGCATATAAAATTCTGTTTGTGCCTAATACTGCATACTTAATACCTGATGTATTTACAAAGTGATGAATAGCTGTTGCTCTACCTGTAATTTGAACAGACCCTAATTGTGACCAGCCACCTATTTTTTCAGGTGTGCCATATCTAAAACGAACGTTATCTCCGTTAACCCATTGGCTTTCACCACCGGTTGAGGTAACTTGTTTATTAAATCCTGGTGCAAATTTTACTTTTTGTAACATAATATTTTACCTTCCATTATTTGGAATACCTTTTGAATTTACAAATGGTGATTCTGCAAAAGCCATAAATATCATTGTGTTTCCACTTGCATTAAATCTTCCCTCTGCTGATTTACATTTAAATCCATTACTTAAAAAATCAAGATTTTGAGTTGCGTTTGTTCCATCTGCATTAGGTCTATTTGGAAATGATGCATTAAAAACTGTATTAAATGAATCTCTTTTATTATCATAAATAGCCCAATTTTCACTTGCAGAATTTTTATTTCTAATTAAAAGCCAAGCTGGCTTAAAGCCAAGATAAACAAATGGGCCATTAGCATTTCCGTTTCCTGTGTATGATCCAATTTTCGAATAACCTTTAATACTACGAAAACAGTACGAAATAACTTTTTCATTAGAAGCACCAGAAACATCACCATCTGATCCTACTGAAAAAACTGTAGAAGTAGGGCTTGTATCATTCCAATAACCATCATAATTTGCACTTGCATCAGTATCATTAAGAGCTAAATAATGTGTGTTACCTGTATCTTTATGAAAAACAGCAAACTGAGAAGATTTATCTCTATTTTTAACCCAATACATTTCTGGTGCAGCCCCGAGTCCATGTGCTATTGTTCCAGCACTGCCTGTACCTGTCCATGAAATTATACTAAACCCAGCAGTAGTAGTTATACTTCCTGTGCTATCAATAGATCCAACACTTGTTGCACTTGCGTCATTACTAAATGATGTTCCCGCTTTCCAATTCCATGATACAATATTATCACTATTTCCATTTGTTTCATTACCATCTCCTAATGTAAATCCATCACTATCTATTGTTAATAAAGAAGATGTGTTTGTGCCTTCAGCAGCAGTTACATTTGATTTTAAAAAATAATGACTTGTTCCATTACCACCTCTTACAGAATCGTAAAGATTGTGGTTAGTAGAATCTGTTCTATTTTTTAACCAGACCCAATCTGGTTGAAATCCAACTCCTGTTACAGTTTTTCCTGATGATTCTGTTCCTACATAAAGAACAGTGTTAAAAAATAAAGTTGGATCGTCTATAGTTGTATAAGCCATTATCCATACTCCGCTAAGTTTTTTGTATTCACAGCATAAAATTTCTTTGCTGCACTATCTCCAGTTATATTGGGAGAATATTCAAACGATCCGTGTCCATTATCATCTGACACAGCTGATGAAAGAGCACTAATTGGGTTTCCAAAATTAAGTTCAAATCTTCTTTCAGCATAAGCATTATCATCACCAACACAGAAAAAATAAAAACCTTCACTTGTACTAGCTGGATCTGTTACATCTATACCCGTACCACTATTTTGAAGTGAACCATTAACTGAAAAATATATTTTATTATTATCCAAATCTAAATAAACTCCTATAATATTTCCATTTGAATAAGAGCTACCATAGCTTGCACCTGTATCATTATTATAAACTTTTCCATCATCTTGATAAAAAGCATATTCATATGGTAATGATCCTAATTCATTATCAGCAGTTCTAGAGTAATCATTATAAGCTGCTGAAACTCCAATTAAAGCATTACCACCGCTCGCACTATCAGGGTTAACTTCCCAATACCATTTACCAGACGATACACCTATTGTTGATCTTGCCAATCCTCTAGCTGTTCCTCCTGTAGCAACATCTAAATTACCATGTGAAACTACTAAATCACTTGCTCTACCGTAATCTAATGGATTCATTGTTGCATAGTTATTAGTACAGCTATCATTTGCTTGATCTGTTGCTGCAATGTTACTAACTGTAAGATCATTATTATTTCCAGATATATCATTTCCTAAAGCTGAGCTATCTTCAAAATCTAAATAAAATCCATTTGAACCAAAGGTTAAACCAGATACATCTTTTGGTTTCCAAATGTTAGGACTATCACTATCAAACTCTCCAAAATCTCCTGCACCCGTGTGTGCAACTCCGTCTTGAAAAACTACTTCTGCCATATAACCATCCCATTCTGCATCACTTATACCAGTGGTAGTTCCGCCTAAATAATGTTTTACATCATCGTTAATGCCTCCATCATGATTTTGATCATAATTAGTTCTATATGTAAAACTAGTTACTTCTGTCCCATTAACCCACAATCTATTTCGATTATTTGCCGTACTTAATGTTGTGTCTATTGAAAGCAAAACATGCATCCAAGCTCCAGGATCTCTATAAATTGCATCAGTTTCTAAATAAGATGTTGTTCCTCCAGATGTTGCTTGATACCAAACAATATTACTAGATGTATTAAATTGAAGAAATGTAAAATTATTATTTGCAGTTCCTACAGCAAAAAGATTTTGATGAGTGGTAAAATTAGTTCCTCTTTTGATCCAACCACTCCAACTCCATTTTTTTTGATTACCAGCAGTTCCATATGTAATGTGCATGTGTGCATCAGTTGCACTATCAAACCTACATGAGTTAGCAACACTATAGCCTGTGTCTTTTATAGAATTGGTTCCAAGTATTAAAGGCATATTAAGATCCTAATTCTGGGAACTCTCCTAATGGTCTTTCGTAAACTTTAGGGTCTCCTTCATCTGCTGTGTTTACATATGTGTATAAAGTCTCAAGGGCTGGAGTATCATTTGCGTTAGTAATTAATGTTTCCATTGCTGCTTGTTTAGTTCTAATACCATCTCTCCATGTTGTAATATTACTAGGGATAGCTGTATTTTTTTCTGTCTTACGTGTTATGTACCAATCAGTTTTATTTAATAAATTTTCAGCTTGGGTTTTAATGTTTTGTATTAAATTATATTTTAATCCTCTAGTAGCAACTTCTCCTTCAACACCTAAACCATCTGTTTCGTTTTGCGCTGTAAACAAAGTATCTGCATGAGCTTTAGCTGTAGCTGTTCCGTAAGCTGCAGTTACTGTTCCAGCAGATGCATCGTAAGTAAAAGTTTGATTAGTATTAATGTACCACTTTTCATCTTTTTTATTACTGTTATCAAAAGTAACTTCTATAATTCCAATGGCTGCTAATTCACTTGCAGTCCATACAGAAAATATTTTAGCTGGGTATTGAACATCCCCTATAACCAAAGGTTTAGGGTGATTAACATATTTTGATATTGATCCGTCTGTTATTATTGCGTACATATTATATCCTAACTCTCACTTAAATTTAATGTTCTACCTACTTCTTGCCATACAGCACCGTTGTATCTAAATACTAAAATATCTGTTTTACCATCTGTATCTGTTGTTGTCGGAGCTGTTGATGCCGCAAACTCAAATACTGTATTAAAAGCAATTGTGTGTGAGCCATTGTAATTAATTTCAAGAACAATAAAAGCACCTTCTACTGCGTTACTTGGAGCAGAGAAAGTAGTGTTTTCTGTTGTTACATGAACAGCATTTGGTTTAGCAGAAGCATCCCAAGCTACCGCATTTGATGATGAAGTAAGTGCTGTTTGAGTAACATTAGCTGCTACGGCAAATGTTGCAATTCCTGCTTGAGCAAGTGTTCCACTAATTTCAACATTACCATTAACATCTATTAAAGTAGAATTAATTTCAACTTCGTCATCAGCATTAATATCTAAGTC